ACTTTTCCGCGCTCCCAGGTCGAACCCATTTCTTAGGGATGAACCCAATTGAACCGGTTGAAATCGTTTTATGATTGATCTTCTTAAAAATCTGATCAGCGAATTCGTCAATCTCTGGAGGATCAAATTCAATATCAAGCATGACCTTGTTGTTGACGACGCCCCCGGCAACGGCTTTGCCTATCGGAACGTTCCAGTGATCATGAAAAGCAAGTATTACAGGGTTATTGGCGAAATTGGCGAAATCGGCGCCATCCGGGAGAACGACTTCATTGTAACGGTCAAGGGAATCATCCGACGCGACGAAGCGCTTGATTCGGTCTTCATTGATAGGATCAACGAAGTTCATGGGCAACGGCGCTTTTGAACTTGTTTCCTTCAGCTCAAAGGTAAAAGGGATATGTTTTAATTCCATGAACAACCCTTTTGAGGGAAATAAGGGAGAGTGTCAAGATTTTTCAACCACCTTGATTGACGGTTGCTCCCGCTTACAACTACAAACTTGACCGAGCTGCTTCTTTCCGCAAGCGCCGCAAATCCAGCCGAAGCGATTATTTCTTATTGATAAACGACTAAACGAGGAATTCTTCTTCATCTTCACCCGGTAGGATTGGAATATGAATACAGCGGCAATTGACCGTTTCCTTTGCGGCGCCACGCGGATCATGAGGAAACATAAGGCCATTGCTGAACAGCTCATCAATAACTTTAACTTCTCCATCAACACCGGTCCCGGATTTATGGGAATCACGCTCTTGACCGTCACGCGAAGAAACCCACATCTTTCGATCGGCCCCGACATTAGCCATTTGAGCTTGACGCCCGCTTGAAAAGGCCCTGGAGACTTCGGTTCGGGCAATTGTGTTTCGGTTGCCGGTCCTGGTATTAAATACGCTCTTCAAGTCTTTTTCCATCTGTAGCGCAATTTGACCGGTAGGAAGCCCTTCTGATATTCCCATCACCAATGTTTCTCGAACAAGGTCTAGCTTGAGCAATGTTGTTGCGTTGACCTTTTTAATCAGCTCCTCTTGAGCTACCCGGAACGATTCCATGATTGTCTCGCTGAAGTTCTCATCACTAAACCCGAGTTGAGCAAGCAATTGAAGGGCGGCTGTTTTGAATGCGTCATCGAGGAAAGGCTTTGATCTCTCAATAAGTTCTTTATCCCATTCAGCTTTTTTAAATATTTCATCGAGAAGACCATCCGAACTAAAGGAGGGCTCTTCATCGACTTTGATTACCGCCTTCAAGAATGTACCTGTCCAGACCTGGAGACTCTTCAACGTCGCTACCCTTTGGTCAAAGAAGAAGGTCCTGAGCATTTTAATGAATCGCTTTTCAATGGGCTCTTGAGCGGATATAATCGCTCTCCAGATCATAGCCTTTAACCGTTCTCCCCGGTTCTGTGCTTCTTTCCGTTGATGTTGGATCCGGGCCTTTTCTTCCATCTTCTCCATTACCTTATCAACCAGCTCTTCAGGGGAAATAGCCTTTTCAGGGGTTTCATTGATTGCGTCGGAAGGAACCAGGTTCATCGGAATCCACACTTGTTTATGCTCCGGCATGATTTCACCAATGTCCAGATTTACCGCAATTGCAGCCATTTCAGGGGATACAAAGTTTTTAACAAGATTTTCATATTGCTTAATTTTTGAGTCTTTATCTTCGGCCAGGGCAGGAACGCTGTTCAATACATCAAACTTGACAGTATTTCCGGGGGCGAAGGGGTCAACGAGTTCTTTTTGAATTGAATCGGTGATTCGCTTTGCCAAAGGAATTAAGGTTTCGGTCCATAGGCTTTTAGCGGCCTGGTCATAATTCGAATATGTTGCCCGGTCTAGGATTCCGACCATTGGCGGCGGGATGCCGAAGATCGCAAGGATTTCTTCCTGGTTCAGCTTTTGCCCCTTGAGCCAATCAAGATCCTTCATGGTCTGATTCATCTGCTTGAAATCGCGCATACCTGAGACATGGGCAACCTTGCCCGCGTTACGAGGCCCGCCGTACTTCTTCGCCCATTGCCGGGAATAATCCTGAAGCTGATCAGGGGTTTGGTCGTCATACATCGCAATGCCTTCCATCCGGCCCCGGTTCTTCATCTGCACTTCGTTATGGGTCCGGGCGGCAAAGTCTCCAGAAACGGTCAATTCGGCGGCTTTTAGAGGAGACATGCCCCGATTCCTGGAGTATGGATTTGATAGCTTATTATGGATTACACCCTGGACCGGAACCTTTCTTTCACCGTTCGGTTCGATCAATGTCCAGGTTCTCTGAATCCCTTGCCTGTCAAAGTCATCCTTTTTAGCTTTAACCAATGCGGGCGGGAACAATGTCAAGAATTTAGGGAGACCTTCCGTTTTATTACCGTCTTCCTTCAGGTGGAAATATTCACCTTCCAGGCCAAGGAATATAATCGATAGTTCCCAAAACATAAAAGGGGTCTCTTTGCTGTTCGGATTCTGAAGAAGGAAGGGAACCGCTCCGGTCGTGACTTCCGTTTCATTATCGCTATCGCTGATAAGCTGCATAGGGATTCCGGCTATTTGGGTCCACATACCTATGCAAGCATAAACCCAAACGGATTTTTCATACTCCCGGCCCTTAATCTGTCTCGTCGAGAAGACCGGTAACCCCAAGTCAAAGTCACGGGTCGGGCTTCCTCTGCTGACATTTATAGATTTTTGTTCAAGGGTAGTCGGCAGATAAAGCCCCATGTAATCATCATTTATCAATTTGTAGTTGGACATTTTGAATGATTTTTATTAATTAATATTAATTCACAGCTCAAATGTCCATAAATAAATGAAAGGATCTGAAATGATAAACGGTTTTAAAACAATAGAAGGTTGTTGCCCGGTAATCAAGGGCGATCAATTGGCCGCTCTTCTTAATACGCTAATCGAAGCACTTGTAACCGATGACCGGTCAAAAACAGATATAGTCGAGGATATGGCAAGCGCGGCGGGAATCTCATCAAGTACGGTAAATCAGATATTGAGCGGCTCTATCAATTGCCCGCCCATTGACAGGCTTGAGGGATTTGCAAGCGTGTTAAGCTCTTCTGTATCCAGGCTTGTAACTGCGGCTGAAAGGGATGGTTGCGAATATGATAACGAGAACTCTTTTAAAGAAACAAACAAGCTCCTGCAATCACTGAAAGCTTTATTGTCCGGATAAATCGTTTTCGGCCATCGCGCAAAATAAACCACAGCTTATAGCCGGCTCGGTCATCATGTTTCCGGCGTCAGGGTCCAGTTCATCAAGAAACACCCTTTCCCTTACCAATCCATTCTTCCCCGGCTTCTCCCCTTTTTTAGGCGGTCTCGCTGTTTTATTGATGGCAACGTTAAGACTCCGTTCCACCTTAGACATCCGTTCAAATACCTCTGGGAAGTGCTTTCTCACGTGGTTCCAATAACCGGCGGCCCCTTTAACGCAACCGATACAGTTATTATTTTTGAATCCAAGCTTATACATGACAGGAAGATCAATTCCCGCCCGTTCAATGATCGCTAGACAGTCCTCTTTTTTAAGTTGCGACTCGATAAGCGGAAAGGAAGCGTTCCTTTCGAAGTTTTGTTTTATAAACAGATCAACCCTTTTTTGCTCTTCGAGGGTGTAACCAAAGATTTCTAAATCTGCGAATTCAATGAAAGCAAGAGCGACCTTTTTCTTTAATTCCCCCGTGCACCGCGCCCCCGTTGGGCCGACAAGATACCGAGTCTTTTCAAACACTTCCCAAGTATCTTTAAAATCCTTAGACCCGATTCTTAATATCTTTTGGCCATACCATGACTCTAAATTTTTAAGAAATCGTTTATTGTCGGGGTGTTCGCTTCCTGTATCCTGATAAACAAATACGCACTTATCCCCCCATTCCTTTTGAGCCATCTTTGCCGCAACGGCTGAAGCGGCCCCGGCTGATACCCAACATACGACCCTTTTTATATTCATAATTATTTAACCGAAACGCTCCCTACACATATTTAGAACATTAACGCTGTGAGGGCAAGGAAATAACTTGATTTCATATAAAAGTGCGTCTATCTCAGAAAAGGAATAATGAAAGTAATTCGTTATTTCTTTATCGTAATCCTTCGTTCCGGCCCAACCAAGACCGTCATATTTCCATCCATTCATGAATTGCCAATGGTGTCTAAATTCGTGAGCTATAATGGATTCAAGGGGTAGCCTGTCACAATCATGACCTATGATTATATAATCGCTTCCCGGATAAACAGGGATGGACTCGACATACCTTTCTTTTCTGGGGTTCTGGACGTAATAACCGCCGACCCGTATTTCATCGGTGAATATAATTTTACACGCCGGGAGTTGCTTGTGCTTTCGGGATAGCCAATTTGTATCGAATGATGATATTTTCGGGGAGTAAATCATAATCAACCAACAACAATCACAACCGGAGGGGTTTTTCTTCCCCAATTGGCCAGGGCCAGGCAAATCACACAATCATCATGATAACCTTCCGGGGCGTTGTATGTCAAATGTCCTTTCGCTGAGAACTGATATTCATAACGCTTTAATTCGTCAATCATGGTTTCCCATTCTGGAGGGATGGAGAGTTCCCCCAATTCTATTGCAACCATAAGCGCTTGAATGATGGAAGGTTTTGATTCCGAAGTAAATTTGAATCCAGAGACCGGGACACCCATAGCGCGCAAATCGTCATATATGGGGTCACCCACTCCGGTTGAGTCAAGATATACAGTTCCCCCGTATCTCTTCTGAAAGGCCATGATTCGGGCCTTCTGCACAGGCCAATCAAGTTTGTTGAACCGGTCAAAGCCGTGACACTCTCCAGTAATTCGGTCCATTGCAACCAGAGTCGTGAAATCCTTATGCTTGGCTAGGTCGCAACCAATCACGCAATTATTGAGCTTTTTAATGATTGGCCGGATTATTCCCTTGATCCCCTTGAACACCCCGGCGGAGTCTTCCAGGAACTCAGCGCCGTATTCTTGATTGAATGTGTCGGTTGGAAGGGCTTTCTTTGCTTCCTCCCATTCTTGAGGCGGGAAGAAAGGGGAAGTATTAGAGGGGAGATTCCAGGATTTATACAGCTCTTCTTCAGGGTCGCGGCCAAGGGTTATCTGATCGAAGAACCAGTTCCGGCCCTTTGCCGATGATAATAGCAGGGCCCAACCTAAGTTGTCCGATAATGTCGGACGTATGTTCTGATTCCAGGCCATTGAGCTAAGTCGGGCGGCTTCATCAACGACAACGCCCTTGAACCCATGCCCCAATATGCTCTTGGGGTCATCGGAGTCAGCGGAGTAATACCAAAGCTCCGAACCGTTGCAAAAGTCCACCTTAGAAGGCTTGCTTCGTTTCGCATGATATATCAGGGGATTAACCATCTTTATCATTGCAGATATACCGCGTTCGGCTATCTCATAAACGGGAGCAATCCAGGCATATTCCCCAGGGTCTCCGACAAGTTTATGTATCAGATACCGTATGCCGAGAACGGTCTTCCCCCACCGTCGGCCCATCGCGCAAGACTTGAACCGGGCGGGGTGAGCTATTATTTCTCTCTGGAGAGGGAAGGGCTTGAACTTTTTGGAGAATATTCGATTATTGATCTTCTTCATTAAGAGTATCGTCGGTGAACTCATCCATGAAGACATTTTCAACTTTCGAACGCGGGACGTAATCCCCCGTTATCTCAAGGTAAAGCCTGATCGAAGGAAGGTCTCCGGCCTTCGCGTTAGTGATCAAAGCAGAAAAGACCGCGTGACGGTTTCGCTTCAGATTGTCAACCCCGGTTGCTTCTTCCCAGGCCATTAAGAAGTCGGGCTTTTCAATCCATGCGTAATGATTCGCCCTTCGAACCTTTGCTTCTTTGTATATCTCCGTAATCGTTCGGTTGTAGCCATCTTTTGAGGCATAACCCAAAACCCTTAATTGCTGGATATTAAGTTCCGTCTTCTTCTTCTCGGTTTTGTTCTTATCGGTACTCATTCGACAAATGACTTTAACTTCCTTCTCATTCCGATTGTTACAACTCCGCAAATGGTCAATATGTTTGAAACGTAGTTTTTCCAGTTTCCCGCGTGACCTATTACAATATGACAATTCTTTCCGCATAATGTCAAAAAGTTATTAGGATCCGCCGCTAATTCGGGAGCGTATGAAATCGGCTCTATGTGGTGAACGTGTCGCGCTCGGTTGTCCCGGTCACAATAAGCGCAACCTGGATTGGATTTCAAATGGGTCTTCATGGCTTTCGTTACCGCGTAGGATTTGCGCGGGCTTTTTACACAGTACACCGGATTTCGGAAAAAGAAGTTCATTGTTGGTTGTTCGCTTGTAATACTTTATCCCATTCTACACAAGAAATAATGTGGTTTGACTCTGAAACCGTCAAATCTCCGTAAGTACAGATTTTCCATTTATTCCTGTCAAACTTTTGAAGATGGAATAACCAGACAATATGACCCCAATCCATTCCGTCGGCGTCAATTATTGATAAAAGCTTCATCTTTATCGGTTCTTTTTCCCCGGTAACCTTCCGCAACAACTTAATCAACAACTTCTTCATTTTTCGCTCCTGTACTTCACGAGAGTCTTTTGGGCCAGTTCAATATCATCATCAAGGCACAATTCAGGATTGGTTTCTCGAATCGTTTCAAGCCTTAGAATCAACCCTTCAACGCATCCACCAATAATGTTATAGTTTCTCTCATTAGAGCCCTGAACCTCTGGATTTAAAAGATGGCACCCAACAAGTAATTCCGCCGGAACAAGAGATTCGCCTTTATGTTCTATACCGGACGCTTGACCGGGCAACTTGTCAACGCTTTGAAGACCAACCAAATCTTCTTCATCTACTCCGCCAAGGTAATTGCCGGTTACGCGCCAAACACGAAAACCGCCTTGAACTTTCTTTTTAAGAATCATTCCTGGTTTATAGTTCATAATTGTCTCCTTTTTTCATGACTTCAATTCCTTCCATCGATCGCATTTTGAACACACTCGAAAAGACCGGTAAAGCTTCCCCTTCGTAAAAGCCTGGTATCTCATGGGGAGCAAACAGGAAGGGCAATTCTCAACGAATTCTTCAACCTGCTTTGTGAACTCGAAGAAGCTCTTGAACCCTTTGGAAAGGATTTCAAGCTCTTTAAGCCCGAAGGATTCGCCGGTCTCGTTCATTCTTCCCCGTCTTCGGTTACCGTTCCAACCCTTACAACTTTGCATTCGTTCCCGCTGATTCTCAAATGCTTATTTCCCCGGACCCGTTGAGATCTTCCGAACATAAACAGGGATTCAGCCCGCCATGTACCGCCCTGCTTAACGTGCAGTTCTAACCCCTCAATCCGTTTCCCAGAATCAAGATCAACTTCGAATTCAAGGGTTACCTTCATAACCCGGCTTCCGCGCATTCCTGA